ATAACTAAAGATAGTCTTCAGATCTCTCCTATATTTTATAGTAATAGCTCAGTTCTTAGTTATAATGGAAATAATTATCAGATAAACGGGTCTAGAACTGCATGGGCTATCACAGGAACTCCTGCTGAGGCAAATCAGATGATGGTATCTGTAGACGGTGTCGTTCAAAATCCATCAGCATATACTTTTCCAAGTTCTACCTTAGGTAGTTATGGTATAGATATATCTCCGGCACTAGCTTCAAATGTTGCTAATTTAGATATCCGAGTTTTTTCCGGCACCTCTACGCAAGTAGAAAGATTTACTACTATGTCTGATAGAAAACCAGATCGTGGCTTCTCTACTGATAAACAATTTGATACTTTAACTTTCGAGAGTCAGGCAGGATATGAGACTAGACGTCTGCGCAGTCGTCGTCCTCGTCGTAATTATAATCTTACCTATACAAACATATCTGGAGTTCATAAAATAGCTATAGATAATTTCTATAATGCTAGAAGTGGTGATTATGAATCTTTTGTATTCGATCTTAGCCATATTAATGATAGCGGCTCTGTAACTGTTCGTTTTGACGGTCCTGTTCAGACTACTCATGTGGCTAGTTCTGGATCACAACCTTCTCAAAATTTCTATACTGTTAGCATGAAGCTAAAAGAGGTATTTAGTTAATGACTTCTAGAAACTACGACTACATATTAAAAGTAAATACAACTACAGGGTTTAAGGCCGGTAATACTATTATAGGCGTTACTTCTCTAACAGAGGCAATCATAGCCAACGTAGATGTAGCTACTAGTAATATTAAAGTAAAACTATCTAATACAATTGCTGAATTTCACGTTGGTGAACAGATATTTAGTAATTATATAGTTAAGACTACTAGTTCTAACACTCATGACATAGGCAACACTACTTCTACTTACACTCAACAAACTACAGGAACTGCTACGGTTAGTGCTATTAATGTAAGCAAGTTTATTAAAGAGAAGAATAGTTTTGAGCAAAAGCCACTAGTTAGATTATATACTATATATTATCCAGGAGAGTGGTATCCTACTAATGAATATGGTAATCCAAATGGAGACGGAGCAGGACTTGCCTGGCCTTATAATTTTCCCTTTAAATTCGCCGAAATTCGCGGAGATTATATCTCAGACATAAATTATAGAGTTCATATGGGTGGTCAGGAATTTATACCATATCCTATCAACAGCGGTGTCCTAAGCACAGATTCATCTGGTAAAATAAATGATCTAACTATTACGGTATCTAATTTTGATAACCTTATAGGATCTTTAGTAGAGAACCCTTATCTTGTAGGTAATAATAGTACAGGGTCTACTACTGCTTATGTTAATGGTGAGTTGATAAATGGTATAGATCCTAGAACAGTTCCCTCACACGGTAGCTATGATGCTAGCATAAGAGAAGCTAGAGGTCTTAATGCAGCATTTGATTATGATTCCACTTTATCTACAGGAGGGACTTGGACTAGGTTAAAACAAGATTCCAGAGATTTACTTGGCGCTGTTGTAGAGATAAAAACTACTTTTGCCAATTTTCTCGATGTGTGGCCTGAATATAGCACTGTGTCAGAAGAATTTTATAATGGATCTTCAAGTAATTTAATTAATATGGTAACTACTTTACCCTATAGAGTAGGAGATATTATTACTAATAGTGTAACAGGTTCTAACAAATTTGAAATAGTAGCTATTAATCATCCGTATCTAGTATGTAATACAGATGTAGGTGCTAATTTTATACCTGGATCTAATGTATTTATAGTAAATCAAGAACGTGATTCTGAAAACTATGTGTTAGATACTTTTAAAATTGATAGTCTTAATGAATTAAACGAACAAACTGCAACATTTTCATTAACTAGTTGGTTGCAGTATTTTAAATTACAACTCCCTAAGCGTAAATTCTATAAGAATGTCTGCCCTTGGGTGTATAAAGGAAGTGAGTGTCAGTATCCTACTGGTGGAACAGGACTCATACCTGGATCTAACACTTTAATTGTATCTAATGGAACTTTATTAGCAGACGGAGCTACTGCTAATGGATTTTTTAATATCCGTAATGAAACTGTATACACTTTATCAGAAGACGTATGTGCTAAAAACTTACAGGCTTGCGAACTGCGCGGTAATCAATTTCATTTTGGAGGATTCCCCGGCACAGGAGGGACTTTACCAAGATAATGGACTGGATTACATACTTACACCTGCCCTATGAAAGTTATAACTGTTTGACTCTTATAGAGAAGATATGTGAAGATCAAGGATATAGTATTCAAGGTATAGAAGAGATGGCTCAGTATCATTTCAAACATAACTGGGGCGCTTCAGTATCCTACAAAGATATAGATAGATTTATTACACTTAACCAAGCAAAATTAGTAAATCTTTCAGACATACAAGAATTTGATATTATTCTTTTTAAATTGCGAGACATTAGACCGCAGCATTTTGGTGTTTATATAGGATTAAATAGATTTATCCATCATAGAAAATATATAAAAATAGATGAACTTAATCAAGATTTTAGAGACAGGATAAAATATATAATTAGATGGAAAGATATTTAAAATACGAAGGATTCCCTTATAAACATTTAGGAGATAATTCTGATACAGGTATAGATTGTTTTAATCTCATTCGATGGGTGTATAAACATGAATTAGGTATAGAGATATCTCTATCTACTGCAGATTTTTGTAGTAATCCAGAAGAAAAATGGTATATAGAAACTAATAACCATTTGTTTGGTAAGCCTAGTGCTGAGAGAGCTGGGTTTAGGTCTGTTAAAACTCCTAAAGAATACGATATGATTATTATGTCTATTGGAACTACCAATATTGCTAATCATTGTGCTCTCTATCTTGGTAAAGATAAAATTCTACAAACTATGATAGGTAATAATAGTTGGATAGCTCCTTATGGTAGATATTATAAACAATACACGGTGGATATTTATAGATGGCATCAGTTTTAGAAAAATTAAAAGATCAAATGACTATTCATTTTATTAATGAATATCCTAGAGAGGCATGTGGTATAATAACCACTGATTGGGAATACATACCATGTAAAAATATCAGTAAATCTCCAAAAACTAATTTTATTTTAGATCCTGTTAGTTTATTAGAATACGAAGATACCACCTGGGGCATAGTTCATTCTCATCCAGGAAGTGATAATCCTATACCTAGCGAAGAGGATATGGCTAGCACGGTTTTCGATTGCTATAAATTTATAGTAGGTTTCAATAACCGTTTCTATATTTATTGGTATGATAAACATTTAAAATCTCTTATGTATGAAGAGTTAGAAGAGCGACATCTTGTCTAACGTAACCGTATCCTTTCATAAAAGTCTTTTACCTTACACTAATGGTGTCAAACAGATAGAGATGACAACAGATGTTATCTATTTCTTGTTCTTAAACTCTTTGAATTTATTTCCGGAATTAGAGCGTCTTATAAAACACGCACGATTTAGTAAGCTTGAAGAGATAGCTATAATCCATAAAGGTAGATGTTTATCTACTGAAGAATTTCTATTTTTAGCCAAAGATGGAGAGACTTATTACGTAGTGCCTATTTTTCGTGGTAGCGGTGTAGAGATAGCTGTTGGTTTTGCAGTAGGGTTTGCAATGGGAACAGCTACTGCTTTGCTTCAGGGACAAAGCCTAGGCAGAGCTTTACTTAGGGGTTTAATAGGAGGAGCTTTTGGAGCATTAGGTGCTTACGGCTTTCAGTCTTTTATGGGTCCTGCATTAGCTGAATCTGTAGGTGCAGCAGTAGCCGGAGAAGCAGCTGCATCTATGGGCACTACCGTTTTAGCTCCCACGATAGGATCTTATGTAGCAGCTGGGTTGGCTAGCACAGTAGGTAGTGTAGTACAAAATACTTTAGTTCCGATAAAAACTAAAAATAAAAGTATAGATTCTGCCGATTCTGGGGATAGGCGTAATAATGACGCATTTGACAGTCAAATAAATACTATACATCCTAATCAAGCAATATCTCTTAATTATGGATTATTGAGAACTGCGGGACAAATCATCAGTGCAGACATAAATACTATTAATCATAATAAGGGCGATGTTATATCGGTGGCAAATTATGTATAATATTCGTTTCCATAAGGCCTTAATATCATCTAACATGGATATTCAGGTATCTACTAATATCACTAAGGTATCCGATCTTTTGTCTTATATTCAAAATTTTTACCCAACTTTAGATAGATCAAAAATATTACTACTTAATCAAGATTTTAAGCCATTTCCAGACAGCTGGATAATGAAAGATGAAATACCTGAAGAACAAACCGGATGCTATGTAACACCTTTAATATGTGGTAATTTTGAGGCCGCTATGGCTACTATAGGCACTTATTTAATTAAAGCAGTTGTAGCAACAGCAATTAATTTTGCTCTAGGCGCAGTTATACAAGCTATTATGCCTAAGCCAAAAAGATCTGATACAGGTATAACAGATCAGGATAGAAGAAATAATGATGCTTTCGATGGTATAATAAATACAGTTGACAGCAGTAATTCTATACCTTTAAACTATGGTATGTTGAGAGTTGGCGGCCAGATTATTAGTGCGGATGTAAATACTATTAATCACGAAAAAGGTGATGTAATTAATGTATCAAGCTATGTATAAATCTTACTATATTATAAACGGTAGATATGTGCCCTTTATCTCTGGAGGTAAAGGAGGATGCTTCGCGGCAGGAACCCTTATAGATATTCCTGGCGGTAATAAACCTATTGAAGAAATACGAGTAAATGATATAGTAATTAGCTTTGATCATTATGGTAAACTATCAGAGAATAAAGTCATTCAAATATTCGAGCACGATGAAGATGAGCTAGTAGATATTTCTTTTTGGAATGGTAGTTTTAAAATAACACCTAATCACTGGGTTTTAAATGAGAATATGGCTTTTACAGCTATAGGTAATTTACAAATAGATGATGTCTTAGTTGATAGATTAGGATATTATAGACCTATTATTGGTATTAAAAATATAGGTAAAAGTAAAGTATATAATTTTACTGTAGAAAATGATCATACTTATATAGCCAACGGCATTCGCGTGCATAATAAGGGTGGAGGAAAGGGAGCTTCTCCAGCTCCTGCTGTGGAGGCGCCTAATTCTCTATTTTCTACTGATATTTTCTTCGGCACTTTAGCTTTAGGAGAGGGACCAGTATATCGTATTAATCCTAATGGACCTCAAGATATAGAATTTAACGAATCTACTATAGACGACTTAATAAAAATAGATGGTGATGGAACTGTAAATACTGAACTATTCTATACGGCACAGTCAACAGGGACAGTTACAGGTAAAGGATTGCCAGCTAGTTTAGGTAGATTTGCTGGTAAAACTGTAACGCCTCAAGGACTAAACTCTCCAGTAAGTCTTAAAAAGGGTAATTTAGAGAGTATACCTAAAGTAGTTGTTACACAAAACACGAGTCAAAGCGCCTGGGATAGCTTAGAATTTAATTTCTTAATCTCTGGGCTGCAAAGTATGGATAACAACGGTAACGTCAGTGGTTACTCGGTAGGTGTTAAAATAACTATTTATGACTATACAGGAGCTAATATACTTAAAGACGAAAACGGGGATGATTTAATAATAGAAAAAACTATATCAGGAAAAACTAATACTAATTTTAAATTTCAAATCTCAGCTATTATACCTGATAATGTTAAGAGTGGAAATGGATATCAGTTTAAAATTGAAAAAATTACTGATGATTCAGATAGCTCTAAAATACAAGATACTATACAGTTTGTTGGATGGGATGAAATAAAAAACTCTAAACAAGTCTATCCTAGAACAGCACTGCTAGGATTTGCTTTAAAATCTACCGCTGAATATTCAGGCTCTATTCCTACTGTTACTTCGCTTGTAAAAGGCCTTATAATAAAGGTTCCTAGTAATTATAATCAACCTGTATTAGCTACAGGAGAAATTGATTGGAGAGAGTTAGAAACTCCTACTTCTGGCGCTCTTTCTTACACTACTTGTGGATATAGCTTAGAAAATCCAGGATCTTCTACTCAGCTTACAGAAGCTAATCCCATAATTTATAAAGGATCCTGGGATGGTACTTTCGTCTATAAATGGACTCAGAATCCTATATGGGTTCTATATGATTTATTAACTAACCAGTCTTACGGATTAGGAATACCAGAAGGTAACATAGATAAGTTTAAATTCTACAAGATAGCTCAATATTGTGATGCAGTTGACCCTAAGACAGGTAGATTTACAGGAGTCACTGGATATGCAGACGGCACCTTTAGAAGTAAACCTAGAGGTAAATTTATCACAGTAAGAGAAAATCAAATTGGAGTTAGTTTAGGAACTCAGATCATAGAGCGCAGATTTACTTGTAATATATCTCTTAACAGCCAAAAACAAGTTATGGATATTATTAATCAGATTACTGCTATATTTAGAGGTATCCTGTTCTACTCTGGCGGAAAGATCTCATTAAATGTAGATCTTCCTGATGAAATACCCGTAGCTGTATATAATGAGACAAATATCTTAAAAAACTCTTTACTAATTAGTGGTATCAGAGAGTCAGAAATTTTAACAGGCGTAGAGGTATCTTATCTTGAGCCTAGAAACCATTCTCGTAGAGAGTTAGTAAGAATAGACGACCCTACCGCTATATCTGAGCTTAATTCTATAGAAAATGTAAAATCTATAGATTTACCTGGTTGTGATAGACGAAGTCAGGCAATGAGGTTTGGGCAGTATTTATTAGCATCTAGCAAATATGTCAGAAGAAAGGCTACTTTTAAAACGCCTGCTGAAGGTATGACCTCTACCATTGGAGATGTTATAGCAGTATCTCAAAGAATAGGAGGTATAGCTTGGGGTTACGGAGGAAGAGTATTTGCTAACGCTACTACAGCTACTGGAAATGTAATACTAGAACACTTTACTAGTCCCGCTATTACAGGTTCTGTCATAACTGGGAACACTAAACCCATAGCTTTGAGAGTAATTAATAGAGAGACAGAGAGAGTAGAGTTGTATATATGTAATAATACTTATAGTTCTGTATCTAGTTCTAATGTTAATGCAGGCATAGACATTATTGAACTTACAGTTCAAAAAATATACAAACCTCAGACTAGAACTTTTGCCTCTTTTAATAATTTTACTTCTAATAATGTTCCCGTAAAAGGTGATATATGGTCTTTAGGAGAAGTAGATCCTTCTAATTACTATACCAACACTAATGATAAACTATTTAAGATAGTAAACGTAGAAAGAGATACTGATGAGTTAGTTACTATAACTGCTACAGAATATGTATCTAACGTATATACAGATTCTGATAGCATTATTAGTTACGTTCCTGTTAAATATACCGATACAGCTAATCCTCTAATACCACCTCCTGCACCTATATTAAAAGTAATACCTAGACCTATAAAGAATTTAGATGGCTCAGTACAGTATGACTTAGAGATTTATGCATCTACTGATACTACCGGATACCCAATTTCTATTGCTACAGAAATGGAATTAGCTAAACCCTCTGAAATAGTGCTGGCACAAGGCATATCGTAATGGCATATAAAACAATAACCGTAGAAAATACTTCTAATATATCTAATGGTATCGGAGTAGCTCTGGTAGGCAAAAATGGATTTAATACCCTTCTAGGATCTATACCTCTGTTATGCACATCAGTAAATAGAGTAGATGTTACTGGAGATAGAACTATAAAAAATGGTAACTTAGAATTTACTGTTACTGGATTAGCTAGTGCAATAGACTTAAACTTTAATAAAAATGTATTATTAGTTAATGATGACCCTGCTGTTTTTGGTAACCTAAAGGGTATTGATTATGTAGGAATACCTATTAATGAGAAAACAGATACGGGTGCAGATATAGGACATGTAGGATATAATCCTATTGTAACGCAGATTAGTATGCCTATAGAGAGTTTTAACTTAAGTAATAATACTTTAAAGGTTAATAATAGTGTAAGCGCTAACCACCCAGAGACTTTCTTATTAGATAGTTTACCTGAGCCTCCTTTCTACCTAAAAATAAGTCAACTTTTAGATCAGACTAAATTTAATAATAATAGCGTGTATCTAGAAGGATATTCACATATATTTACAAAGACTTTTAATATTGAGGCTATAGCTGTTGCAGGATCTTCTACTGTTGATATAAACATAGTACCAAGATATAAGACTGCAATTTCAGTATATATTGATAACCAAGAACAAGCTCAAGGTGTTTTTACTTGGGATAGTAAATCTAATATTACTGTCCAGACTGGAACTGGAAAAGTTCTTACCGTAAGAACAAACCACTATACTGTCCCTATCATAGAACCGGGAGATAATATTTCTTTGTTTTCTGGTAATATCTATGCTGTTTCTGAGACTAGTTACAATCCTTCAAGCCCTAGTTATAACTCCTATTTAACTACTAATTGTATTTACAGAGTTAAATTTGCTACATCGCTTACTGCTAATATATCTGGAGTTACGGGCGTAAATATATCTAATGATATTCAAGGCACTGTAGGAAATTTGAATGCTACAGCTAATACATTCACTTTGGACTATGACAACACAATATATCCAGGAGTTTACGAATTAGGATCTTATAAAGTATATAACGTAAGTTTAAGTAAAACTTTTGAATCCTTAGACATAAGTAAAGAAGGAAAGATAAAAAACATAGCCCCAGGAAGTTATGTTGTAAGAGCTAGAAATAAGAATAGTTTTAATAGAAAAAGCGCATATTCTACTAAACAGGTAAATATTGATACTTTACCGATAGGAAAAGTAACAGATTTACAAATATCTGAATCTCTTTACAGAGATAAACAAGTTGGTATTGCTGTTAGAGCTACTATAAATTTTACTCCTATAGTTAATCAATCTGTTACAGACTATGAAATATCTTATAAAATAGAAGATAATAGTTCTGGAGCTGATCTGCTTACTTATACTACTGTAAAAGTGTCTGCTAGCGGTATAGCAGAAGACGGAAAATTATATTTTAAGATTGATAATATAGAAAGAGGTGCCTCTGCTGGTAATTATCGTTTTTATGCTAGAGTTACACCTCTTAATAATGATATCAGAGGTATTACTACAGAAACCTCAGCAGATATAGTGGGTAAAACTGCTAAACCAGACGGAGTAACCCGTTTTTCAGCCAGTCAACTTGGAGATCAAATTTTATTCTCTTGGACAGTTCCTAGAGATCAAAACGGTGATCCTCTAGAAATAGACTTATATCAATTTGAGATAAAACAATTAACAGGAACTTATAGTTCTGTCACAGAATCTAACTGGGAATCCTCAACAAGTATAGGATCTGCTTTTGCTAACGTAAGTTTCTTAAATGCGCCTGTTAGAGAGTATGGTACTTTTACTTACTTATTAAGAACTAGAGATACAACAGGTAATCAGTGTGAAGCATCTGATATAGCTGTATTTACTATAACTACTATACGACCAGCTAGCTTGTTTACTTTTAGAGCGTTCAGCGAAGATAATCCAGGTGCAAATGACTATATATCTGGATCTACTAATAATAATTATTTTGAATATTATTATCCAAGTTTTGCTAATTCTGTTTATGGAGGAATAGCAGGAGCAGGTAGAAGTATAGTTGATAATTCTAATGGAACTTCTACTGGATTTACTGTTGGTGTAGGCGTTACAGATCTTAATGCGTCTGCTAATGCGGTATATTATACTCAAATAAGAGATTTAGGACAACTTATTACTGGCAGGTTAGTATCTAGTGTAAACGTTATTCAAAGTGTTACTTCAACATATAATGATTTTAAAGAAAATGTTCTCGTTGGGGTATCTGACGCCTTACAAAGTCCTGGATTTTTTCAAGATAGCGCTCTTACAACGTTTTTAGATATAGCAACGTATGATACAGATAATAAAACATTGACAAGCGGAGGTCCTAGTGGTAATGTTTATGCTATATGGAACTATGGACAGTTTGTTAATGATGTATCAAACGCTAATAGTTATGCCCTTATACTTAGTGTGACAAATTCTTCTTTAGGCATAATTCAATTTAGTAATACTTATTTTGCAAATGGAGTGTCTACAGGTAGCAATATATTAGCTAATTTAAGTGGAAGTGCTACTTCTTATGCATTAGTTAATTTAACACAGTATAATGACAGATTAACATCTACTTTTGAGGGGCCAAGTAATTCTATATCTTACAACGTAGACTTAAGATATTCAACTGCTAGTAATGTTTATTACTCTGGTAATAATCAAGTTAATACTAATGCTTTCGTAGGATTTGCAATCAACGATGGTTACGCTCCTTTAACTGAATCTGATATTACTTTTAGACATTTCCAACTTAGAGTTTCTATAGTAAATTCCAAACCCGGACAAGTGTCTACTATATTGGATAAGCTTAGATATGCAGTTAACTTAACTAGAAAAGTATTTTCTACTAGTAATACGATAAATTCTAGTAATACTACTATAGATTACAATGCTGCTGGATTTACTGTAGTCCCTACTATAACAGTTAGTCAAACATCTGGCACAGATCCAGTAGTGCCAATTATTACAGGTAAAACTAATAATCAATGCGGCATATCTCTATACTATTCTAGCAATGGAGTATCTGTTACAGGTATTACCGTAGATATTAAAGCAGATGGAGCATAAGTAATGCCAAGTTCAAATACATTTTCAACACCTACATCGAGCACCTCTTTAGGAACTGCTAGAATTCAAATAAATGAAACTCTGTTTGCTTTATTACAA